TCATCCGATTTTCCTCTTCAAGATCGTCAACACCGGCCCGCGAGAGTCAGTTGTTGATACCATGTTCGCAGCCTCAATCAGCTTGCCCAGCTCAGCGCCGGAGTAGTGGCTGGTGATGCTGCCGTTCTTGTGCCCGAGCAGTGACTTCCGATCCTCTTCAGTAACGCCTGCTGCCCGCAGTCGTCGACCGAAGGTGTGCTTTAAGTCGTGAATCCTGATCGAGGCATATCCAGGGTGAGCGGGGCGAAGGTTTTCCTCCTGCCAGAGTTTCGCCGCTCTCACCCGTGCCTTCTTCCATGCCGAGTCGTTCATCCGGTGCATCGCGGTGCCGTTGTATGGGAATACCCATTCCTTGCTGATCCCGCGCTGCCTTTCAATAATCGACTTGGCCACGTTGTTCAGCACCACCAGGCGCTCGTCGCCATTCTTTACGCCCGACCGGGCGTGTCTCCCGCCGAAGTCAGCAGGGATCAGGAAAACACTGGTTCCCAGTTCCGGCACCGATATCTCCCAATCCCACCTCAGCTTGCACACCTCTTGCTCACGGCAGCCCGTGTTCACCTTGAACAGGGCCATCGTTTGCAGATGGCCCGGTAACTCGTTGAAGAGGATCGACTGCTCTTCCCATGACATTGGGTAGGGCTTACGGCTCGACTTCTTCTCTTCGAGCTTCCTCAGCATGGGCACACTGTCCAGCCATGGCCGGCGATCATCGTCTCGCCACTTCCTAGCGCAGAGCGTCAAAACCCGGACCGCGCGCTCGATGGCGATGTTGATCGTTCGGTTGCTCACGGCCTTTTCAATGGTCCCATCCGGCAGAACCTTTTCTGTCTGTCGATCCCTGATAAACGGCTCCAGCGCCTGGTCATCGATGTGCGTCAGCGGCAGGTGGCCCAGGTATGGATGAAGCTGCTTCATGCACAAGGCAGTCAGGTGAATGGATGGCTGATCCTTGACCTCAAGGAGGTAGCGCATTGCCGCCTCCTCCCAGGTGTGCACCTGCCGAACGCCGTACACCTTCCGTTGACGCATCTGCTCGAGCTTGTGGATCAAGTACTGCTCTGCTTCTTCCCGGTCACCAGTTCCAGTACTCTCTCGAATTCGCTCCCCTTTGTAGACTTTGTCGATTTGCCAGACACCGCCCTTCTCGTAGAGGCCGGTGATCGTTTTTCGCGCCATGTATCATCTCCTCGGCGCTCGCTGCGGGGCCGATTGTTGTCCTGTCCAGTGGCTTTTTCAATCGCCTTGGCCTCGATGTAGGCGTCCGCCCACTCATCAAGCTCCTGGCGGTCAAAGGCCACGCCCTGTTTTCCGATGGGGAATTCCCGCACGTTCGGCCTGACCGTCTTGTTGAACTCATCCCGGCACATGCCGAGATACCCAGGCGCATCGCCGAACCGGATGAACCGCGGCTGGATGCTTGAGGGCTTTGCTGCTGTGGCATTCGCCATGTCTTTCTCCATGCCGCTCAGGCCGTGAAGTGATACCCGACCTGCGCCGCGCGGGCGGCTTCCTCGGTGCGGAACATGAGCTGGGTTTTGCCTGGGCGGCCTTCCGATTCGTACTCGGCCGACACCCACCAGTGGCCGAACTTGCGGTACGGCTCGCCGAGGATCTTCGTGACGTAGCAGTCGATCAGGTTCATGGATGGTCGCCTCCCTCGATGATGGAGTGCTCTACGGTGCGCGACTGTGGATCGGCATCACCCAAGAACACCATGTTCAGCGCGGTTTCCTGCAGGCTACCCACCTCGTCAGTGCCTTCTTCGTCCTCGCTGAGCACGGGCAGCGCCTGATGGCGGATCATTTCGATGGTCAGGCCCTCGGGGATCTCGAACCTGGTGGTGATGGTGGTTTTGACGGTGATCACTGGCATGGATGTCTCCTGGCTCAGTCCCAGCTGAGATTTTCGGGTGTTGGCGGGATGGTTTCGAGCGTGGCCAGGTTCAGCAGGGTGAAATACCCGCCGTCCTGCGGCCGCCAGCCCATGGTGTCGATATGGATGACGTTGCCGAGCGCCGCCGGCTTGTGCAGCGGGGTGTGGCCGACCACCAGCGCCCGTAGGCCGTGCACACCTTCGGTCTCGCCAAGCTCGATTCGGCTGCGCGACCACATGCAGGTGTTCTGCGTCAGCCTGAGCTGCTTGGCGGTTTCGGGGGCCTCAAGCGCGGCCCGCAACTGATCCCAGGACGGGAACGGGCAGTCGGCGTGCACGACCCCGACAAGGCCGCCGGGCGTTTCAACCTCTATGGCTATCGGCAATTCGCGGAACTGGGCGGCGAACTCGCGCTGCTCATCCCAGGCCAGGCCGGCGAACCAGGCGCCGCCGTTGTAGACCCAGTTGTCGACGTCGCAGGTGTCGAATCGGCAGACGTAATCGTCATGGTTGCCGCGCACCGGGTGGAACCATGGCTTGGCCAGCCAGGCGAGCACGTCGCGGCACTCGGGCCCACGGTCTACCAGGTCGCCGACGCTGAACAGCCGATCAACTGCCGGGTCGAATCCGGCGGAGTTCAGCGCAACCTGCAGTCGGGAGAAGTGCCCGTGAATGTCGCCGACCGCAAAATCGCGGCCAGCCGTATTTGCGGCGAAGCGCTTGATGCGCATCACCTCGATATTTTCGAGCATGCAGGATCCTCGCCCGCGCATGTCGGCGGGCTTGAGTCGTTGGGTAAGGGTTAAAGCAGGTTGGCGCCGGCGTCGAGCATGCCGTCGCGGTCTTTGCGAAGATTGTCCCGCTCTGTGGCCAAGCGCTGTATCTCGCGGTGCAGGTATTGGGCGATGGACTCGCCACAGCGCAGGTCGCCAGGAATGGCGCGACCTTTGAGTGCGGCCTCCAGTTCGTTCAGGGTGAAGTGCTCAATCATGGCGCCACCTGCTTGCTGTACCCTGCGTCGATCATCGCCTCGATCACCTGCCGGGAAACTGCCTCTGCGGGGATGTCACCCCGGAAAGACTCAAGCGTTCTTGCTATGGCCGTGTGAGCATTGCGGAGCTTGTGCAGGCGTTCGTCAGCAGCGATTTGCTCTGGCGTTCTGATTGGGCGGAACCGTTCGACTGCCTTGTGTGGCAGTCGCTCTTCAACAAGAGGGCGGCCGTTCTGATACGAGGGCCTGGTAAATACGATGCTCAGCGCAGTCACGGCAGTAATGGTTGCCTCGACCCATCCGAGAATGTTGGCCTTGAACTCGCACACCGTGCCAACCGGCGGCAGGCCCTCACCATCCCAGCGCGCCGGCCGGGGCGTGATGTACTGGACCTGACCCCGAGTAAAATTGTGCCGGTGATCGCCGGTGCCGCCGCCATAGGGATAGGCCCGATCCTCGGCGCCGACCACTGCGTACTGGTCCATGTTGATCCAAACCTCGGTAATGCCGTGGTGGGCGACCAGGCCGTGGCCATCTGCCCATTCGGGCGCCTTGCTCCAGTCGATCTTGCTCACAGCTGATACCTCTCATCAATCCAGCGCCCAGGCGCCACATTCCGTGGCAAGGCAAACGCCTCGCCAAGCTTTGCTACGACGATCGCGCGGCATGCGGCGATGTCGATCGTGTCGCCGCCACAGACCACCTCGCCGACCCTTGCCGAGAATGCGAACCCAGGCAGCAGAGTATCGAAGCGCACTCGATGGCTGAGGATCTGCTCACTAGCCAGTCGACTGTCAGATGTGGGGCTGAAGCGCTTGAAAACGCTTCCGCCAATTGCCAGTCGAACCCCGGATTCGGTCATGCGCGCTTGCTTTCCGCTAGCCACAAGCGTGCAATAGTCGAGCGCGGAGCCGTTCAGCTCCCGCGCTCTCACTTCGATCATTTCGATCACATTGAATACCCCTCTGAGGTCCAGCGCCCAGGCGCCAGTGCGGGTGTAGGTTCGGGTTGTGTTTCGTGCGGGGAGAGCTGGCGCTCGTTGCCGGCCTGCAGTTGGCTGTCGTGCTGCACGTCGATGACGTTCTCGGTTGCGCTGGCACCGGTGGCCAGCAGCAGGAGGCAGAGGGCGAGTCGGGTCATGGCTTTGCCTGCTTAGTTGCGCGCCGCTTCTCGAAGAAGGCGTAATCCTCTTCCAGGCCTGCTTCGATAGCAACGATCTCGCGATCAAAATAGGCCTGGGCCTGGGTCTCGTCTTCAGGCGGAAGCTCGCCTGGTCCGGCCAGGCCGTTCCAGATCCACTGCATACCCCTTTCTGCGCCTTGGCCGTGCTGCCACTCGATCACCGCTCCGCGCATGCCAAGCAAATAGCGGCCAAACAAAAGATCGAGCTCTTTGATGCGCATGCGCGCGCCTTCGTAGTTCTCGCGCGATGCCTTGAGCTCATCAATCAGGGCGCATACCACAGCAGGATCAGCCAGAGATAAGTAACGTTCATCGGTTCCCAGCAGGTCGGCATCTTCGACCATTCCCCTCCAGCCGTGGGAGCGGATCACATCCTCGGCAGCGGCCTTGGCGGCGACATGCAGGGCGTCCAAATCGATGGAGTCGAGAGCAGTTTTTTCTACAGGCACGGTCGTTCCTTGGCCGCCATATCGCGGCAGTGAGTTGTACAAGTGGTTGGGTTCGGTACAAGAAAATCGGCCGGTGGTCCGATTCAGTTCTCAAGCTGCGATACCGAGATTGCGTCTCGCCTCGCTTTGGCTATGGTGAGAGTTCACCCGTGGCATACAACTAAAATCGTAGGAGGTCGACATGAGGATTCGCGGTGAAGTTTTCTGGGAGTGGGCTGATCCAACGCTTCACCACCGAACTCATGACGAAGAACTCGAGGATGGAACGGTCATTGATGTTCAGGTGCGATTGTCGCGGACGGGTAACGCGCAGATGTTCATTGGGGTATATGCCGCGAGTGGCATGGCCCTTCACGAAGAGGCTTTCGATTCCAGACCTGGCGAGTCAATGACCAGGGCGCTGGCCTGGGGAGTGGGGCGGGCTCGCCGGATCGCCACCGATACCCAGCCGAAATTCGATAAAGTCGCCTGCTCGAAATAGAGGGGACAGGGGCTACAGCTGGGTGGAGTACAAATGTGCTCCTGTCAGGTTTTGCGGTAAGTCTGCGTGAGCGCGCCGTTGACCACATGCCCGCGGCGCAGCACCAAGTTGGCCAGGGCGGCTCGGTCTTTCTGGCTGTGGCTGGCCTGGCTGAGAAGGCCGAAGTAACTGTTTGCGGTTTCGCGCAGGTCATCGGCCTGCGCCGCAGCGGTTCGCTTCATGGCCTGGGCTACCGACTTCTTGCGGGTGGTGCGCCTCCACGGCTTGATCACATGCCCAACGAAGTCCACGCCGCGGTCAATCGGCTGCAGGATGGTTTTCGAAGGGTTGAGCCTGACGCCAAGGCTGGGAAGGAAGTCTTCTGTCCTTCGCAGCCAGTCGTTCAACTGCTGGGGCGACTCATGCAGCAGCACGAAGTCGTCGACGTAACGGATGTAGTGCTTGGCCTTAAGTGTGTGCTTGCAGAACTTGTCCAGGGCGTCGAGGTAGACGTTGGCGTAGAACTGCGACGACAGGTTACCGATGGGTAGGCCCAGGTGCGCAGGCTGTGCGGTCAGGCGCTTGTGCTGCGGAACCCGGTTGAACAGGTGCGCAGGGCTGCGTTCGACGTAGTTCTCGCGCGGGTCATGCATCAGCACCTGCAGGGCCAACTGCCTGAACCATGCATCGTCGATGCGGCTGGCCAGTTGGCGACCAAGAACGCGCTTGTCGATCGAAACGAAGAAGTTGGCCAGGTCGCACTTGAGGTAGAAGCCAGGCTTCGACCAGTTCTGCGTCTGGCTGCGGATCTTCGCCTCCATCCTCTCACCGGCGTACAGCGTGCCGCGCCCTGGGATGCAGGCGCAGCTGTCCGCTATGAAGCTGCGCTCGATGTCGGGGCCGATGCGATTGTACAGAAGGTGGTGCACGATGCGGTCGCGGAAGTCGGCGGCCCACACTTCGCGGGCCTTTGGCCGGGTGACCACAAAGCAGATTGAGCGGCCAGGCTGGTAGGTGCCGGCCTGCAGCTCGTCGAATAGGTCGAGGAGATTGGCTTCCATATCGACTTCGAAGCGTCGGGCGCTCGCGGTGTTCCGCTTGTGCCGACGGCAGTCGTAGTAAGCCTGGGCCAATTCCTCGAAGGTAAAACTCGCAACGGGCGAATCTGCGGACGGGGCGGACGAGAAACTCGTTGTTCTTGTGGTTGTTGTTGAGCCAGCCATCCTCAAAGTCCATGTTGTAGGCGTTGTTGGCGGAGCGCTGCGACCTATCGTGCTATCTACGTCGCCAGGACGATTGCTCAGCCTGGAAACTGCGCCGGACCTACCAACACATGCTGGCGGTATCCGTGCTGCGCATGGCGGTGATCACAGATCAGCGGCACGACCAGATTCAGCGTGCAGGCAGGAGGGCCGTAACCCTCAAGCAGCGGACGCGGTTGCGGATTTCTTCCAGGCGTTGGCCTGGCGACCTACGGAGGCCGTTAGCTTCATTGCCTTGGCGTGCTGACCCTTGCTGATCAAGCCCTTGTTGGTGAGGGCACGCAGCAGGTAGTTCAGCATCCAGACGCTTTCTAGCAGGAGATTCAGATGTGGAAGCTTGTCCCGGGCCATGTTGGCCCGACCAATCAGCACCAGGGCTTGAAGGCACTCGTCACGGATCTTTGACCCTACGACCTGCTTTAGGTCGCGCGGAATGTTTCGAACCAGGTCGAGCGAAAGGCCAAGCAGTTCCTCGGCCACCTTGTGGATCTCAAGCTCTGTGTGCAGGGCCATCCTGGCCTCCTAAAAGCGAGGGCGCCGAGGCGCCCATGAATGAAGAATTGGATTACGGAATAAATCTGCGGACGGGGCGGACGAGAAACTCGTAGTTCTTGTGGTCGTAGTAGAGCCAGCCATCCTCAAAGTCCATGTCGTAGGCGCCGTCGGCGGAGCGCTGCGAGGACGACCAGTGATAGGCCTTTTCGAACAGTTCGGGTACGTTCGCCTCGGCCAACTGCAATTCGCGACGGGCAGGCAGGTAGAAGTCGTTGTGCCCGTCAGCGGTGAACTCGCTGGCCAGCTTGGCGGCTGGGTACTCGTTGCTGTCGGCCAGTAGCGCTCGGGTGTTGGCCAAGCCATCGCTGGCGCTGCTCGCCCCCTCGACTTCCTCGCCATAGCCGCCCCAGGCCGCGCTCAGTTGCTCGGTCAGCAGCGGCACAATCAGGTAGTAATCCGGCGCGCCGTCCTCGCCCCGCACCAGGCCGGCGTTGTAGCCGCCTTGGCCTGGCCAGTAAGAGCCCAGGGCCGGGATATCGGCGGGCACGGCGTCGATGGCCGCGTAGTTCAGGAGGCGATCGAACTCGCGCTGGATAATTCGGGACGCCACATTGGCGTCAATGCTGATGCTGACTTGCTCCATGGGGTGCTCCTGATGGAAATTGGGGCAGGCGGCCGGCGCTTCCCGGCGTGCTTCTGGTCTGAACGCTTTCCTGGCGAACCCGGAATCGCCTGCAGAGAAAGGAATGAAGGGGTGAATTACTGAATCATGAGGCTGCGGACGGGGCGGACGAGAAACTCGCTGTCCTCGTGGCCGTTGAAGAGCCAGCCATCCTCAAAGTCCATGCTGTAGGCGTAGCCGGCGGAGCGCTGCGAGCTCAGCCAGTGCCAGCCATCTTCGCGCAGAGTAACCAGGCCATCAGCTTTGGCCGCCATCAGCAGCTGGCCTTCCAGGCAAGACGGGATGAATGCGCCCAGCTCTAGGGCCTTGATGGCGATCTGGCTGCCGGCCTCGGCCATGGCACGGGTATTGGCCTCGCCGTCGCTGTAGCTCCCAGCACCCTCGATCTTGGCGCCGTACTCGCCCCAGGCGCCTTCGAACTCGTCAGGCATCAGCACCAGGGCGCGCTCTTGGCCGTTCAGCCAGTAGCGGCTAACAAAGGTGCCGCCGGCCAGCTCTTGGCCGCGCTCCGGCAGATCGGCGGCGGCGATGGATTGCAGTACAGATTGGGTCATGACTTTCTCCAGGGTGTAGGCCGCCCTCCATGGCTGGTGGCGGGTAGTGATAACTCGGTGAGGTTGTTACTTCAGGATTGCCTTGGCGCAGGCCTGGATTTCTATCCAGAGCGCCGAAGATGGCCGCGCCTCGTATTTGATCAGTGCCTTGGCTATGCGCTCAGCCAGTTCAACCTTGCTTCCGTTAGGTGTTGACGGCGACTGGTGGGCAACCTGAATCGGCAGGTCGAACTGCCCGGGAAGGTCGATTCTCATTCGGCGCGACTCCTCGATCTTCTGCTAGCCCACTGGGTGGCAGGCTGATGTGCTGCTGGCGCCGGCCGTGCCTGACGCGCGCGGTGATGCGTTTCAAGCGGAAAGCTCCATGTCTCGGTCATGCCAGCCCGCAAGCCACCAGCCGCAGTCCACGGTCATCCAGCCATAGGGCTGGGCATCGCGTGACTGGCTGTTGTCGCGGCAGGCGCGGCCGAGGTAGTAGGCGGTTGGGTGAACCTGCTGCCGGCGCTTCATGGCTACGCACCGGCGAGATAGGGAAGGGGCGCGAACGGTATGTCGTCGTCGAAGCTGTCTTGATCAGGTGGCGCCGCCTGTTGGTTAGGCTGCTGGCGCGCCGGCCGGCGTTGTTGCGGTTGCCGATCTGGCACCTGGCCTGGCTGCTGACCCTGCGGCCGGCTGCCTAGCAGCTGCATCGTGCCGTTGATGTCGACGATGATTTCCGTGGTGTAGCGTTTGATGCCGTCCTTCTCCCACTCGCGGGTCTGCAGCTTGCCCTCGATGTAGCACTGGGAGCCTTTGCGCAGGTACTCGCCGGCGATCTCGGCGACCTTGCCGAACAGCACCACCCGGTGCCACTCGGTCTTCTCGACCTTTTGCCCGGTCTGCTTATCGGTCCAGGCCTCGCTGGTGGCCAGGCTCAGATTGGTGACCGCGTTGCCGTTGGGCAGGTAACGGACCTCGGGGTCCTGGCCGCAAGTGCCTACCAGGATGACTTTGTTTATTCCGCGGGCCATGAGGCCTCCTATGCTGCAATGCCGAGAACGCGGTTCATGCGCTCGTCGAGGATTTCGTAAAACGTCTTCACCCGCTCCGAGAGCTTTCGGATCATCGCCTCGTCCCGGTAGGCGCGCTTCACGAACAGCGGCATGCCCGGCCAGTAGCAGATGAAGTCGATCCACTCGCGCTCCGATACCCACAGGCCGCCCTGGCACTGGGCAACGTGCTCTTTCGGGATCTCCCCGCCCAGGATCACGTCGACCTGCAGCTTTGGCAGCTTGGTCTTGATCTCGGTTAGCCCCTTGTCGCCGACTAGGGCGTCTGGCGAGTAGCCAATACCGTGATTGAGGATGATCCCCACCTGGTGGGTCTGGACGTCCTCGCGGTCGCAGTACAGGACCCGGGCGGTGCCTTCCAGTTCGTGACCGCGCTCGGTGTGACGGTTACCGGTGAACGGGTCGGCCGCCTCGCCGGTGATGCGCTCGCCGATCAGGGTGTTCATATAGGTGAAGGCGCCGGCGCCGAAGCCGGCCTCGCCCTTGCCGTTCACCAGCAGGCAGTCCAGCTCGCTGCAGGTGATGATGCCCAGGCGTAGGTCGAGCCAGGCCTGAGTGCCTTGCTCAACGTCACTGACTATCTGCATTTGCGGCCTCCGCGGCCTTGATGGCCTTGTTCAGTTGCGCGACCAGGATGTCGTGGCGGCCCTTCGGCACGCACTCGGCCGAGCCGTATTCGCCGATGAACCAGTCGCGGGTCTTCTGCGTGCAGCGGTCGAGCAGGGCGCTGATGCCAGCGGCCTGAACGGTGGTGACGTTTGCCGTTGGCACGGCCGCATGGCCGTCGTCGTCCTCGCCGCGTGTGGTGAGGTTGAGCAGGGCACTCATGACGTAGCGTTTGCCGTAGCTGGTGGAGGAGCCGACCGCCTGGACGGCATTCTTGCTGCCGCTGGTATCGAGCGGCAGGAGCATGGTCGTGCTTTCGCGGTGACCGGCCCGGTGCATCAGGATGCCGGTGACGCTTAGGCCGGCCGGCACATTCTCGACCTTGAAGGTGATCGCGAAGCCGTGCGTCTGCATGATCGGCTTGATGACGTCGTTGATGTCTTCGAAGGTGGCGTAATCGCTACGCTTCTGGCCGTTCACCACAATGGCGCCGCGCTCGGCGATGCTGGGGATGTCGCTCTGCATGGCCGCCATTGCCGCGTTGAACTCCGCTTCAGCATCACGGGCCTGCATGCGCTCATGCATGGCCATGAGCCGCTCCAGCTTGTCGATGTCGCAGGTTGGGTCGGTGGCTGCCCGACTGATTACGGCCAGGATGCTGCTGTCTGCCTGGGCTGGAGCGGCCGCCTGGCGGCGCTGCTCCGGCACAATGATCGTGCTGCTCATGGTTTGTGCCTCAGTAGGAAATGGCGATGTTCGGGATCTTGCGCTGGGCGATCAGGGTGATTGCCTGCTTGGCGCATTCCTCGGTCATGCCGCCGGCGACGAAGGCCTCCAGAGCGGCGCGGTTGATGCTGGCGCGGTGGGCCTTGTCGGCCTCGCGGGCTTCTTGCTGCCGGAGGATCTCGGCGGCAGCGGCATCAGCACGGCGGCGCTCGTCCTCGCGGGCTTGTTCGGCGGCTTCCTCTTCCCGGCGGGCGGCAGACTGGCGCTCCTGCTCCATCCGCTGCTCGGTGGCAACGCGGTCGGCTTCGGCCTGAATGCGAGCGCGCTCGGCTTGCTCGGCCTGCAGCTTGAGTTGCAGGCGCTGGTTCTCGGCTTCGCGCTCTTGTGCGGCAGCCTGGTCAAGCAGTTCCTGCTCGCGACGGGCTGCGGCTTCACGCGCTGCCTGCTGCTCTTGGGCCACACGCTGACGCTCCAGCTCGACTGCGGCTTCCTGCGCTGCCCGGATGCGGTCTTGCTCGGCCCGCTCGTCTGCCTCGCGGCGCAGGCGGACCAGTTCGGCTTGCTCAGCTTCGAGTTTTTGATGCTCATCGAATGATGCTTGTAGCTTGGCCAGTGCGGTAGCTTTTGCGCGGTGAGCTTCTGCCTCGAATTCCTCGAATTTCTCGTCGACGATGATCTTATCTTCGAGCTCGCGGAAGAGAAGTGCGAACGGCTGTGGCTGACCACCGATCAGGCCTAGGCCGCAATCTTCAATATGGCGAATCATGGAGTTGTGCTTTTCGACCCTGGCATCTTCAGCAGCCTGCCAGTCATTCAACGGCTTACGGACTCGGTCGCGCAGGGCGTCCATTTCATTCACGAATTCGCGCAGTTCCGCTTCCACGACCTTTGGCATTTCCTTAAGGCGCTTCAGGTATTCGCGGCCGTGCTTCTCTACTGCCGTCTTGTGGCGGCTGACTTGGGCGGCCAAAGAGGCGATGCGCTCGCGACCCTTGCGAGTGGTCAGGTCAGGAACCTCACCCTCGGCTCCGGCCTTTGCGATTTCGATGAAGCGCTTGAGTCCTCCTGCCACATAGATGACCGGAGCGTTCTCCTCGCTGATTTGGTCGATTTCGACCAGTTGCAGTTCTGCGGACATTGGTGCACCTCGCGCCAGGCCGGCGCCGTCAGTTGGAATAGGGGAATGCCAGGTCACCCAGGCACGGAGGTACGCTCCAGGCCCTGGCTGCGGTGGATGGTTGCGCGCTCTCGCCGCTTACGCTCCCGAAGGGGTACGGTTATCCCGAAGGCCCGCCGTGCGCCGGGTGTGAATTCAGGAAGTGATGGTGCCGGCCAGGGCGCTCAGGAGGAGCCAGCCGGTGCAGAAGGTGAGGGCGATGAAGGAGCCGCGCCAGTTGGCGAAGCGGCGTGCACGCCGGTAACCGGTCATGGGTCGTATCTACCTGTGCCATTGCACTGGTGGCAGCTGCTCGTAGAGCCGTGATAGGGGCCTGAGAAGTGAAGGGTTCCTGACCCTTTGCACGTCGTGCAGGCGACTTTATTTCGCTCCCGCTCCAGTTGCTTGCGAAGATCACCCAGCTCGCTATCGCGTGGGTCCCCTGCAGGCGTGTGGAAGGCCATGCCGACGTTCTCAGTCCAGCCAGTCACATCTTCTGCGATGGCACGGATCTGCTCTGGCGTCGCGGCAACACCGTGCTCTTCAAAGGCCTCCGCAAGCCCTTCGGCGTAGTAGTCGGTCCGTGAGTAGCTCATGCCCGCACCTCATACCCGACCGTCCACTCGCCGCAGATGCAGGCCCGGCACTTCCAGGCCTGCGGGTTCTCGATGCTGGCCAGCGCCGCCTCATTCACCGCGGCGGCGAACGTAGACCCCTTGAACAGCATCAGCACCCGGTCGGCCGGCATGGCCTGAGCCTCGGGCAGTTCGGCGATCTGCTCGTCGATGAGTGTTTGAACGATTGGCGTGGTCATGATGCCTCCTGCTTGCGGTAGCCGGCGTCCCAAATGGCCGATTCAATCGAGCCCCTGGCGCTTGAGGTCAAGATCTGGCGAATCTCGGCGATTCCTGCCTCGCGCTCGTCTGCCGCAATCTGCTCGGGCGTGCGGATTGGGCGGAAGAAAGAAAAGGCGCCTATAGCGTGAACACGCCCATCCTCAGTTTTCAGCAGGCCCATTGCACCGCCATTGGCCGAATAGGCTTTACCAACGAATACGCCTGGCACCCATTGGTTGAGCGGCCTGCCTTGAGTCGCAGTTTCGGCGTAGATGTAGCCCTCGCAGGGCGTGCCATCTGGCGGAAGGTAGCCTTCCCAATCAATCTCGCTCACGCGACCTCCTTGCGCCCATCAACGATCTTGTTGAGGCGCCCGCAGTAGTGGTTGAACTCTTCGATGGTGATGCGCTGGTCGGCCAGCATTTCGGTGAGGAGCTTGAGGACCATGGCCTGCCAGGACATTGGCGTCTCAGGGTGAGCCATGGCCTCAAGCTCTTCGTCGATCAGGACGTGAGGGCTTTTCATTGCGCCTCCTCGGCCTGGGCCAGCACTCCTTCTTTGGCGAAGGGGGTGAGCAGCTGGCGGGCGATCTCTTCCAGCGCCGACTCAGGGTTGGCCACGCTCATGATCTCGTCGGCTGTCGCTGCCGCATCGCTAGTGACCTTGCAGCGCGCCGCCAGAACCAGGCGACCCAATACAGAGTTGCTGATGCCGTTCAGGCCAAGCTGACCCATAACGAACTCATCCACCGCCTGGGCGAAGCGCTCATAGGTGACGCCCTGCTTCGGGCGCATCCGGCGCTGAAACACTACGTCGCGGCGCGCCATCAGCTCAGCGATGCCGTCGTCGATCCAAGTGGATTCCGCGTCGGCTACTTCGCTCACCGCCGGCGGCATCCGGTTGTCGTACTCAAACTGTGCTGCTCGAAGTGCGCCCATGGTCGCCTCCAGGTGGTGGATTACTCGGTGGGTGGGGTGAGGTGTGGCTGCCAGTGCGTCACGCGGTGCTCGAAACGTGAGCCATCGCCATAACGCCAGTCGATTCCGTTCCAGTAGAGGAACCGGGCGCCGTTGAAAGCGCTCTGTGCTTTTCGTGCTGGCGTGTAGGCGATAACCCAGGCCTTTCCGCCACCCTTGGGCAGCTGAGGTAGCCTGCTGCTGCACTTGATCCAGCCGCTCATGGCTTCACCCGGGCGGCGAGCATAGCGTCGGCGTAGGCATAGGCCTGAATTGCAGCGCCATCACGGTTTGGATAATCAAGGCCGTCCGCCATGCATCCGGAGATGATTGCCGCCATGGCCTTGGCCGCGAAGTAGTCGCGCAGGGTCATGCCGTTGAAGCTCTCGTCATCCTGCAGGCCAGGCACCGGGAATGCCGGGCCGCCAGTTGGTTTGTTCATCTTGTAAACCTCGTCAGGACCGCATTGGTCAGGAGCCAGGCGCGGGTGACCAAACCCACCGTGAAAGGTGGCCTGGCGCCTGCCAATGCGGCCGAAGTGAAGGGAAGGGGATGCAGAGGCCGGGCGCTACCCCGGCAACTGGCTTGGCGTGGACCCATCCAGCGGCGCAATTCGTTTACCCCCAAGGCGAGGGAAGGGACGTCCACAGGTGCTTCGGTAACCGCGCCCTTAGCTGGGCGCTTCTCTGCATCGGGGTGTGATCTGGTAGCCGGGCTCACTAGAGCGACCTCCATCCTCCACGGATGGCGAGCTAAGCCTCAACGCCAGCTAAGTAGTAGGGCGGTGTCGACCCCGCCTTCCGTTCACATGGCATTTACGCAACCCCTGGCGCCATCGCGAATGACCGCTTTAGGGTTAACACTGCTCCACCGACTACCAGATCACACTCCGATGCAGCCTGCGATGGGGAGCAGGGCATCGGGCAGTTAACGTCAGGCGGACGTGGCGCTTTCAGCCTTGGCCGTGGCGCTTGCTTGCTGCTCCACCAGCTTGCCGATGAGCACTTTCCGGTCTTCAAGCGAAAGGCTCCAGGCTGCGTAGTAGATCCCTTCGTCGATAGTGCCGTCGTACTCCATGGTGGAGTTCGGATCCCAGAGCTTGTACTTGATGCGGTTGGTTGGCCGCTTCGCCATCGTATTGCCCTCCAGGGCGGTTGATTTCCCGTCTGGCCCTGTTGCCAAGGCCAGCCAGTGAAATCAGATCACCGCAGTCAGCGTCCGAGTGCCATCGGCGTGCTGCGTGGTGATGTTCATACCGATGTGGTGCGGTGCGCTTTTCTGAATCGCCAGGGCGGCCTTACTGAAGCGCTCATCGAAAGCGCCTTCACCATCAGGCAGATGGGAGGTGCAGGTCAGGCGGGAGCAGTCTTCGCCGTTCGGGCCTTCACCGTCGTGGGCGATGTTGAAGCTGGCGATCATTGCAATGCCGTGCTCACGGCAGATGCCGATGATGCTTTGCATCAGCGGGCTGATTTGGTCGTCGTAGATTTCTTCTTTGCTCACAGGAATGCCCTCGGGTTGATTTACCAGCAGCCACTCATAGGAATGGCTGCGAGTGAAATCACCAGGAGCGTGGGCGGTGCATCAGCTCAAGGATCAGCGCCTTTTCGTAACCCGGAACGAGGCAGTTGCAGGTGTTGTTGATGCGGTCGGACTTCACGGCGACGCGGGCTTTGCGGAATTGCTTGCGGTTCATGTCGTGTTACTCCAGTTAATTTCCAATGCCGGCTCAGCGAACCGGCATCAGTAAATCGTTCTGTCCCATTACCGCCGGGGTGGCGGGGCGCATTGCTTGCCGGGTCTTTCGTGCCTACTGGGCGTAACGGTTCGAGCGTTTCGCTCTCGATCAGCCGTACAGGGTTGTCCCTGTCGTGGGCAGCCTTTCGGGGCTGTCTGATCGCCGGTCGCCGGTAGAGGCAATGCGGTCTGTTGTTTGTTGCGCTGGCTGTTAAAGAGCGGTGAGGCTTGAGGGCCTCCCGAGGGGCTGTGTAGCGCCTCGATGGAATGAACGATAAGCCAATGCCTAATTCTTGTAAATAGGTAATGCCTAACTTTTTTCATGAGTGCCTAATCCGCTCTCCGGGCTTGCATCGTTCGATGGCTCGGGTAAGCTCTGCCTAATACTGGATGGATGTACAGTTAACGGGGGAAGGTATGGCCAAGCAGAAGAAGTCGACCCCACAAGCGCGCCAAGAGATGACTGCCCTTGAGCGGCTGGGTCTGCGGGTGTCGTCCATGATCAATCACCCGATCGCGCAGTCGCAGCGCTGGGTGACAATCCATCGCCTGGACACGAATGGAGACATGGAGTGGGAGGAGGTGATGGGGCTGCTGGCTGAAACGCCGGAGCTGGACCTGACGTTCAATGATGACGAGAGCGTCACGGTGCGCTGGGAGGAGCAGAGCGCCGATGATCGAGACGACCTGGTCGTGGAGAAGGGCTGGGAGGAAGAGAGGGTAGAGGAGGCGGCGCCTTTCTAAGTTAACCTTTACGGGTTAACCAATATCTGTTGTAATTTATGAAAGGATGCGCGAATGCTACGGCTTCGCGAATCCCAAATGGGTTGCGACTACGCGGCCGGCGCTAGGCTCCTGGGACATTCTCAGGAGCCTTTCGCTTTTCTGGCTTATGGGAAAACCTTTTTTCCGTACTGACCGAGCTTTTTGGTCAGGACTTCATATGCACGATTCGCCTGATCAGGCCTAAGAACCGACAACCCTATCGGCCTTGCAGTTAGATCGGCTATCTGGAGGCCAACCGAGTTGGTTCTCTTGTCGGCAATGCAAATCTGGAATGGGTACCTGTCACCATTCCAGTTCGCACCGTCGCAGACGCGTCGAAATGCGAGCTCGAGGTCGGCGTCCTCTTTGCTTCCTCGTGCCTCAAACACGAAATGCAGCTCACGATCACCTTGGCCAATCTTATTCATGTGCCTGGAAATTCGCTCGAGCCCGAACTGCATGGCTAAATGGTAGGGGTGCACCGGGTTGGCATACCTGGCTTTGTGCGCGACCTTGTCGATTATGACCGCGTAGAGATTTAGGGCAGTTTCGTCGATGATTTCGGAAAGCCGAGTCATCAGATGATCACGCTCCTCCTTCCCCATCTTCGAGAACTTGCCTTTTTTGCGGACGATCTCAGCCTCATGGAAGACCACGTGATCATGCCCGAAAAGGTCGAACTTGAGCCTGTTCACCTTCGGAGACAATCGATCAATGTACTCATCCTTGTGGATGAGGCAGAAGGTGAGAGCAAAAATCGGATACTTCTCGTCTATGGAGGCGAGGCTGTGGTCACCACTTTCGTCTACGAAAACTACCCAGTCACTTTGTGCCATCCGCCGCGCCTCCAACGCGCATTGTTTCTATGTTTCCCTCAAACCAGGTGCGCATTCCACACCAGCAGCACCCGGGCCTGAATGTAGGTCATGTCCCGGCGGATCAGCCGATCCTTGTGCCGCGGGTTGTCCGAAATCATCTCGTAGTGCTCCTCATCAGCCACCTGCAGGCGCTTGATGTAGAGCAGGTCATCCCAGACGAATAGGTACACCCCATCGCCCACGAAGTCGCGGACGTTGATGTTCACGATTAGCGGGTCACGGTGCTTGATGGTGGGCTCCATCGACTGGCCCCAGCCGGTGACCACCTTCAGGTGGTAGTGCTCTTCGAACTCGACGCCGATTTCCCGCAGGTGACTGGGGCTGACGCGAATGTCTTTGAGCATTTCCGGGTAGTCGTGGGGGAGCTGGCCGCCACCCATTGCAGCCCGGATATCGTAGTGGGCGATCCGGACCTCGTCTCCGACCAGGCCAGGTCGGGTGAAGTCTACGGTAATCACATTTCCATCATCGGTCGCTTCGGCGGCTGCAATCAACTGCGCGCGCGCCGAATCCGACAAGTTCTTGCCTTGCTTGGCGAGCATGGCGCGAACCATGTCGGCAGCTGAAGTTGGCGCCGGCTCTGCGACAGGTTCCGAAGTGACGTCCTGAATGCTCTCGTAGGAGAAGCCAGGGCGAAGCCCCCAGTGCTCAGGACCCACCACGTCAGAAAAGTAAGCGATCACGTCCATCAGCTTGGACTTGTCGATCCGGCCGTTTTTCACCCAGCCCTGTACCGACGGAGGCTTCACCTGGAAGTCGTCTGCGAGCTGTTTCTTAGATACGCCCTTGGCGATCCGCGCAGCATCAATGGCTGCGCCTAATTCTGGTCCGGTAAGCATTGCCTAATTAGGCCTATCGCTAGCGCGATTAGGCAATGGCTTGTACGAAATAAGGTAATGCCTTATATTCATCGGTAAATCTCCAGGAGAGAACTCATGAAATCAGCAGAAGCAGCCAAAGAAGCATCCCGCGTGCTGGGCAGCCAGGCGGAATTGGCGCGCCGGCTGAATGTTGCGGCACCCACCGTCAACCAATGGTGTTCAGGAGAGCGCACGGTCCCAGCCAAGCGCGCACTACAGATTGAGGCGCTTACGAATGGCGCTGTGAATCGTGCCGATCTGTGTCCTTCGTTCCCATGGAGCCAGATCGACAGCAACCCGACCCACGCGCTTTCCGCCGCTTAACCACTTTCAACCACAAAGGAACCCACCGTGTCGTACTTCGACCCCGACCACCTGCACAACAAGCCCACCAAGGTTCGCTTGGATGAGGCTGCCGACGATCTGCTGTCGGCGATGGCTCGCTTCAAGCGCACGCAGAAGGCAGTGCTCGCCAGGGAAATTCTGGAGCGCGGTCTCGACCAGATGATGCAAGAGCTTAACGCGAAGACTGACGTGGCCTGAAGTGGCCGAGGAGGCCCTGTGCCAGAAAGCAAAGAGCTGGAGATCCAGCTCGACGGGAAGGGCAATTCGGATCTGGCGTATCTCGCCAGGCAGAACGGCTTAACCCCTGAGCAACTGGCGGCACAAATCATCAATGAGGCTCTCAACCGGATGACGAGAACAGAGCCTGGCCGAAGCAATGTTCGGTCGTTTCGCAAGGGCTAATAAGCCCCTGAGGGACTCATGAGGAACTGCCGTTGAAAACACCAAACCCCAAACCGCAGACGCAAAAAAGCCGGTGGCTAGACCGGCTTCTTGTACTGCATTCGTAACGCTTGTGTGAGGTCATCATATATGCATCAGACCATCCAAAGCAATACCGCAGCCCTCGCGCCACAAAACGCGAAGTTCGATTTCGTGGCGCGCAACCAAATCGTAGCCATCGTCGACGGTGAGGCGGTGACCACCACCGGGACGATCGCTCACGAAACCGGTAATGAGCACGCCAGTGTGATTGCCTTGGTTCGCAAGTACCAGGCCGACTTCAGCGAATTCGGAGGGGTGCGATTCCAAATCGAACCCTTCGAGACCGCTGGCGGCATGCAATCCCGTGAGATCGCGCTGATGAACGAGCAGCAGGCGACCCTCCTGCTGACCTATATGCGTAACACGGCAATCGTCCGTGAGTTCAAGAAGCGCTTAGTGAAGGAGTTCTGGCGCTTGGCTAAATCCGTCCCGGCCCAGCCCGCCGACCTCAGCAAGCTGGAAATCCTCCAGATGGCCCTGGAGTCGGAGAAAGCCCGCGTCCTGCTGACCGTTCAGGTCGAGGCCCAGGCCAAAAAGATCGACCATCTGGAGAACCTGTTCAAAGAGGGCATGAGCCACGTCCAGTTCTGCAAGGGCCTCAATGGGGTCAATGTCATGCAGGTGAATGCCTTCCTTTGGTCCAAAAAATTGCTCTATGCCGAAGGCAAGGACGGCAGGCCAAGCACCCGCTGGCGCGTTGGCTCGTACGCCCGCGACAAGTACATGACCGAGCACCAGCAGACCATCACCCCTCACGGCAAAGAGGCCTTCGTCAGCTACACGCCAATCCTGCTGCGCAAGGGTGCCGTGCGCCTGTACGAGCTGTACCTGGCCGGTGAGCTGCCCATGAAGAAGAACTGGGACGGCCTGCACACCCACGACAAGGCCGTGCGGGGTGCAGCATGAGTATCGACATCAAGGAGCTGAAGAGGCTCGCCCGGAAAGTCGCAGAGTGTGAGGACCGGCCTGAGATTGCTGACGAGCACGCCGAAGCTGCTGATGCGCTTTGGCTGCACATGCACTGCCACACCATCCTGGGGCTGATCGAGGAGATCGAGCGCCGCGATGAGAACCCCAATTTCCGGGCAGTCCAATCGGCGCGACAGGAGGCGGAAAAGCTCAAGGCCGAGAACGAGTGGCTGCAGAAGGCACGCATTCCCGCTGGATTCTACCGAGAGCTTCTGGCTCTGCGCGAACTCCGCGACAAGGCCAAGGCCTACGTCGAAGGTTATCTGCAGGACGAAATCGAGGATATCGACGCCTGCGTTTCTGAGGGTCAGCACATAGCTGCTTTGGAGCTTAGCGGCCGGATTAAGGATGCGTTCGAGTCGTACTGGGATGCGGCCATGACCCAGGAGCGCGGCCAATGAGCATGGAACTGATGGTCAAGGCCATGAAGACTAAGGTCGGCAACCCTTTGCGCAAGCTCGTGCTCATCAAATTGGCCGACAACGCCAACGACATGGGCGAGTGCTGGCCGTCGTACCAGCACGTTGCTGACCAGTGCGAGATCGCACGCTCGACAGTGAAGTCGCATATCCGTGAACTGGAGAAGGCCGGCCTGGTGCGCCGAGAGTACCGCCGTAAGGGTGATTTGAACCAGTCCAACCTGTTCCACCTGAACCTGGATGGTGGGTTTTCTCCTGCCCCAGGGGGTGGGGCGGCAGATGACCTACCCCGGTCGGCAGAAAACCCAGGTGGGTCGGCAGATGACCTACCTAGGGCAGCAGATGACCTAGGGGGTGGGGCGGCAGATGACCCCAGAACCAGTCACTCTTTTGAAGCAGTAATAGAACCAGTCACTGAACCGGTTGCGACCCAGGCTGAAGCCGTGGTCGCGGAGGGCGTGGTGGTGCCTTTCGTTGCCCAGCAACCGCGCTGCGAAATACCTGCCGATATGCCTGGCCCGAAAGACCCTGCGTGCAAGACCTTCAAGGCCTGGGCGAACTACGCCATGGCCTACCGCAAGCGCTACCACGCATGGCCGGTATGGAATGCGAAGGCCGGCGGCCAGGTCGGTCAGCTGATCAGCCGGCTTGGCATCGAGGCTGCCCACCATGTCGCCGCGTTCTACCTGCGGATCAACGACGCCAAGCTGATCAACGGCTGCCACAACCTTGGCGACCTGCTGGCCAAAGCCGAGGCCTACCACACCCAGTGGGTGACCAATCGCCAGATGAACGCAACGACTGCCCGCCAGCAAGAGCAGACCCAGGCGAATATGAACGCGGCGCAGGAAGCGGCTGACGCTATCCGCAACGGGCAGGGGGGTAAGCGCAATGCTTTCCTCTGACCAACAAGCCGAACTGGCCGTGGCCATCTGCGCGACTGCCGAGGCGATGGGGCAGGCGATCAGCGCTGGAGGCGCTCAGCTCATCGCTGAGGACCTTTCGGCCTATGAGCCTGGCATCATCATCGGCGCACTGCGCGCGTGCCGTAGAGAGCCTGCTGGGCGCCTTTCGCTCGGCATGGTCCTCAAGCACATCCATGCGGCTGACAGCCGGCCCGGGAAGGACGAGGCGTGGTCCATCGCCCTGGCGGCCAGTGACGAGCACGAGACCGTGGTGCTCACCACTGAAATCCGTCAGGCCATGATCGCATCCGCTCCGATTCTGGAAGCTGGCGACAAGATCGGTGCTCGGATGGCGTTCATGAGCGCCTACGAGCGGCTGGTCAGTTTCGCACGGGCCGAAGACCAGCCGGCCAAGTGGGAGGTTTCGCTGGGCTACGACGCCGGGCGCCGGGTAACGGCAATCGAATCCGCCGTCCGCGCCCAGCTCATCACCCACGAGGCCGGTGCCAAGTACCTGGCCGACCTGCGCATCGCGCCGATCACCGATGACGGCCAGGCCATTGCCGGCCTGCTGACTGGGGAAGTGCGGCCGCAGGCCAGCACCAAGACGCGCGAAAAGCTCGCCGAGGTGCGCTGCATCCTCAAGGCGGCCAAGGCCAAGAAAGACCGAGAGCGCGCCAAGGAAGCCCAGCGCCGCCGGGTCGACACATACCTACGCAAGCGGCAGACACGCGTCGCCATTGCTCAGTTGAACATCAAGCGCGCCGGGCAGCCGGCCGGGGAGGGGGTGTGATGCGCATGTATCTCAAGGCTGTGCTGATGATCGTGCTTCTGCCGTCGGCAGTCATTGCCGGATCGGTGATGGCCTACCTGTGGTGCGAGTTCGCCATATCGCTGGACCTGCCAAAGCCTGTGCGCTTCGGGATCTACATCACGCCGGTGGTGCTGCTTACGGCGATCCCGGTCACCTGGGTGCTGAACCGGATTGAGGGGCGCAAGTGATGACCATGACAGATCGAGAAATGATGGAGCTGGCCGCAAAGGCTGCTGGCTACGTTGTGCGCTGGTATGACGACAGCCTGGCTTACGGTCCCACCTTCGGGATCGAGGTTGAGCCCGGAAACCCATCTGGATTTGAGCCTTGGAACCCGCTGGAGGACGACGGCGATGCATTGCGCCTGGCCCTGTCTCGCCCCGGCCTGGACCTGACCTGGGTAATCACCGAGGCATGGCAGGCATCTGACGACGAAGCCGGGCGTGCAGCGTACGTGCGGCGCGCCATTACCGAAACGCTTGCGCGCATCGGCCAGGCCATGCAGGAGAAGCACTGATGGACACCAACAAGATGCGCGACCCGGTGCGCGAGCAGTTCGAGGCGTGGATGCACCGAGAGTTTGCCTGGCCCATTGGTTTGCTGAGCCTTGCGTGGGACGAAAGCACTGGCACCTACAAGGAGGCCAATTTCCATATCGGGTGGACAGCCTGGAAGGCCTCTCGCGCGGCCGTAGTGGTGGAGCTCCCGTCAGCAATCGAATCGCCACCTTACGCCTGCTTCCAGAGTGGTTGGAACGATATGCGTGGCGAAGCAGTGGATGCTGTCGAGGCCCAAGGCCTGCGGGTGGCGCCATGACCATCGACAAAGCCCAAATCATCAAGACGCTGACTGGCAAGGATCAGCCGTACAAATCGCCATTTGCAGAGGGTCTTGAGGCTGCTTCATCCGGCACCGCCTGGACCCAATGCCCTTACACCGGCGCGAATCAGGACTACGAACGCGGTGAATGGCTGCGAGGGCACAGCGCCCGTGGGAGGTTTGCATGACCATCGACAAGCAGAAGCTGAAGGCGCTGGCCTGGTTCACTGAGGACCATATGACGGACAAGTCTGCGACGACCTACGACCCTGCTGTGGCGTGTCGCTGGTACGAAAAGGGCTGGCCGGTACAACTCCTGTACGGAGCGGAAACAATCAACGAGCTGCTCATGGAGATCAGTCAGCTCAAGGCCGAGAACGAGGCGCTGCGCAAGGATGCGAAGCGATACCGCTTCCTGCGCAATCAGCACTGGCCCGTGGCGGAGCTTGCTGTGGTTTGCAACCCAAAGGTCTCGGTCAAGCTTGGCCATGACTGCCCTAGCGGTGATCGCCTGGATCAGCAGGTCGATGGCGCGATGATTCGGGGAGCGAGCCATGACTGAGTTCGCCATCCGCAGCAGCCAGGACCTCAACCGCCTGTATGGCGCCCTGCACGCCATCGACCTGACCAAGCCCAAGGTGGTGGTCATCAAGGACGAGAAGCGCCCGGACGTCTGCAACCGAAAGATGTGGGCAATGCTTCGCGACGTCTCCCAGCAGGTGGAGTGGTACGGCCGCAAGCTCACCGACGAGGACTGGAAGCACATCTTCAGCGCGGCGGTGCAGAAGCAGGATGCGGTGCCGGGCATCGACGGCGGCTTTGTCGTCCTAGGCGTCTCCACCCGCAAGCAGTCGCAGAAGTGGTTCAGCGACCTGTTTGAAGTGATGCACGCCTTCGGGGCCGAGCACGGCGTGCGCTGGACTGAGCCGGATCGGTGGGGAGGGCAGTACTGATGCGCGTCGTATCCAAGAAGGTCCGCGAGAGCGCCCGCGGCCAGGACTGCACCGTCCGTTTACCAGGCACCTGCAACTTCAACCCGGAGACCACCGTGTTGGCCCACCTGCCATGCGGGCAGAAGGGCATGGGCATGAAGGGCTTCGACACCGTGGCGGTCTACGCCTGCAGCGCCTGTCACGACGTGCTCGACGGGCGCGGGAAAGGCGAGGTGGACTGGTCTGACATGCCACGGGCGATCGCTGAGACTCATGAGGCCCTGATCCGGGCCGGCATTCTGACCGTGAAGGGGGCTGCCTGATGGAATTGACACTACCGTGGCCACCGGCCGTATGCAGCCCAAACGCTCGGGTGCACTGGTCCAGGAAGAGCAAGGCGGCGAAGACCTATCGCTATGCCTGCTTCCTCCTGGCCAGACAGGCAGGTATCCAGGCGCCGAAGAGTGGTGCGCTGCTCATGCTCGAGTTCGTGCCGCCCGACCGCCGGCGTCGCGACGACGACAACCTGCTGGCGATGTTCAAGGCTGGTCGTGACGGCCTGGCAGACGCCCTGGGCATCGACGACAACGTGTTCGCTACGCAGATCAGGGTGAGCAAGGAAACGACCAAGGGCGGCGCTGTGCGCGTCCGCATACAGGCACAGGAGGCAGCAGCATGACACCAGCGTGGGGATACCTGATTTTGGCCACCCTCATGGTGGTGGGCGGCGTATCGCTGTCTTGGGCGGGAGCGGTGCGCCGCAAGCGGTACTACGAAGAATTCATTTTGAGCAAGGCCAAGCGGGCAGGGGGTAAGCAATGAGCTATCAGAACGTGATTTCCGCAGTCGTTCGAGCCCTGGCGGCCGAGACAATCAACAGCGCCGGCGGGTGCAATGTCGAACCGCGCGTGCAGTCCAGCAAGCTCAAGGGGGAAATATCGGGGAAGGATGCCGCGCTGCTGGCTGACTCGATCGTGCACAAGCTGCTGCACGCCCAGCTCAGCCCGCGACACTGGAATGCGCTGGTGGCGAAGTACAGCACGCATAAGGGGCGCAAGATCGATTCAATTGGCCGGCTCGTTGCCATCGTGCCAACCCCGGCGCCGAAGCGCTTCACTCAGCAGGCCGTGCTGGTCTGGGCTGTGCCACAGCAAACGAAGGGCATCCAGCGCAAGGTGCCCCATTTCAAGGCGCCTGACCCTCGCGAAAACGAACGGGAAGGGCAGTGGGATTGGCGCAACAAGGCTGCTGCTGCCGCTGCCGAGCGCGCCAACAAGCACGCCCGTGCCGTGGCCGAGGTGAAGCCGGGGGAGATGATCGTCCTGGCCGAGTCGAACTACGACATGACCAATTGGGATTCTCAAGGCCTGACCGAGCGCACTTACCAGCGCTGGAATCGGGCCATCAAGGGCGCTCTGGAGGCGCTGGTGAATGAGGCGCTGACCGAGGCGCAGCACATGCTTGAAGCGATTGGCGTGCTATTCGACGAGGCCGCGTGAGAAGGGCCTCAAAAGGGCTTGCAATATCATGTCGCCATGTCGTAAATTTGCACCATCCTGTCATTCCTGCGCGTATCGGGGGATGACGAATCTTCTCCCTGGAGCAGCGGCATCAGTTGTTGTGGCTGGAGTCGTAGCCGGCACCGTAGGATTCATGGCATTGGTTGCAACAAACCTGCTGTATCTAAAGGTGCAAGAGCCGACCGTAGCGGCCTCGACTACGAAGGAGGATAACGAGATGGTGAAAAAAACCGACATGGCGTTTCTCAATACGATTCACGCAGTTGGTGCCGGTCTCGTCTCCAGTCTCATCATCGCCGGTCTGATTTGAGCTGAAAAGCTCACCGAACCCCGCCTAGTGCGGGGTTTTTTATTGCCCTCAAGAGGCCCTCAAGCGGGCCTAAATTTCCAAGGACACCCCTATGGCCGAACCAACAAGCGCCGCTGCCAGCGTAGTGCTGGGCAAGTACGGGGTGGTGATGGCTGCATTCATCGGCTCGATCCTGTCGCTTGGCTTTCTGAAGGATCTGACCCGCTTCCAGGCCGCTACTGCGGTCGCCACTGGATTCGGATTCTCGGTCTACCTGACCCAGCCGGTTACCGCCTGGCTAGCCCCAAAGCTTGAGCTTGCGGTCACCGATGATTTGCTGTGCGGGGTAGCGTTCGTGCTTGGCCTCACCGCCATGAACATCATCCCCGCGATCAAGGCTGCCATGGGGTCGTTCGTCACGGCGCGAGGTGCCTGATATGAACAGCATCCTGGTTTCAGCGCTGACGGCCTTGGACGTGTTCCTGTGCGTCATGGTCGTGCTCGCTGCGTGCGACTACCTGCGCAAGGTCCGCCCGGTGGATCAGCCACTGTTGAGCATCGCTTTTTACCTGGTGGCCATCGGCGGGTTCGGCGCATTCATCACCGCCCTTCAAGGGCACTGGGTGAACCCCTTTGGTGTGGTGCTCCATGCCGGGGTGGTTGCCTATGCCTGGGCCCGTCGCGGGCACGTCTTTAGCTGATCGGCGCCATCGAGGTGCGCCGTTTCGTGGCGCATCAGTCAGTGCGCAACAAAGGGAATAGTTCTTCGGGGTTGCGTGACGCGGCGTTCATTTTTTCGCATTCAGACGCGGCGGCCGATTTGTTGGCAAAGCCGCGCTTAAGGCGCTCCTTCTCTTGATTGTCGTAGATATCGAAGCCGCCGGAAGTCGTGGCGGCGTAGAACCGGTTACCAATTTGGAAGGTTTCACCTTCGATAGGTACAGCCGGAACGATAACGAATCTTGGCTGCATGATTTAGGCCTCCCCAGGCAGACAACTAAGTATTAGCCCCAGGCTGGGAAGGCAACAATATGACTAATCGGGACGATTCAATGGCGTGTCGTGTCACTGTCCACGGATGAACTGGTTCGTCCATGGATTGGTAGTCGCGCCACAAAATCAGAGTGCGCCGTTTCGTGGCGCGAACACCACTCAGCCTGTGCGCAGGCCGGAGATATCCCATGAAGACCGAATACCAAGTTCGCCCGGTTACCCGGTACATCGTGAGCCGCTACGCCACCGACGCTGACAGCGCCTCATCCTCGATGATTGGAGAGTTCCCCAGCGGCCAGCAGGCCGATCTGGTTGCTGACGCGATGGTGGCAAAGGATCGGGCTGATGGGATTGATTCCAGTCGTACCCGCCACGGACTGAGCCTGGGCGAGGTTATCTCTGGGCAGCGACTGGAGCAGGCAGAATGACGACCATCGCCTACAAGGATGGCGTGATCGCCTATGACTCGCAGATAAGTCGCGGTGACGTAATTGTGTACGACGACTACGACAAGTGCCTGGTCCGTGATGGGGTACGGTTCTTCTGTTCAGGCGCGACACCTGACTTCCCTGCATTGGTCGATGCCTACTTCGGCGCCAAGCCTGCCGGCCCGATTGATGTGACGGCCATGGTTCTCGATGGTGACAGCCTGATGCTGGTAGCTGTCGACAATGAAACCGGGCTATGGAAGTCACCGATCATGCGCGACAGGCCCTATGCAATTGGTAGCGGAACGCCATTTGCCTTTGCTGCCATGGATATGGGCGCATCCGCCGAGAAGGCAGTCGAGTTGGCGGCAAGGCGCGACACCAGCACCGGCGGAAGGATCAGAACGTTTTGCATGGGAGTGCAGGCGGTGTAGGTGTGCCGCAGGTAAGTGCGGCACGCTCTGAATCAACGCTTGTTGAGTGCTGCTTCAATTTGATCTGCGTACTTGGACAGATTGTTGAACTCTTCTTCAAGGTGCACGGCAGCAGGGCTCGATGCTCTCGCCGCAATCAGTTCAAGCGCCGCGGACACAGCAACCGCGCGCTTACCTGTCGTGGTATTGAGGTATTGCGAGGTGTTGAAGGCGTTTTGTTTTGCGTCTGACATGTAGTGGTCCTTCCATTGATTGAACCTCTTCAATAGCGGCTACTAGCCACCATTTCAAGCCCTTCCCCGAGCGAAACACCAAAGTCTCAAGGATCCCCTATGGCGCTGACAGCAAAACAGCAGCGCTTCGTCGACGAATACCTAATCGACCTGAATGCCACGCAAGCCGCTATCCGCGCTGGGTACAGCAAAAAAACAGCATCCTCGCAGGGCGAACGCCTGTTGAGAAATGTTGAGGTTCGTAAGTATCTCCAAGCTCAGCGCCAAGACCTCCAAGGACGCACCAAAATCACCCAAGAGATGGTGCTCAAGGAGCTAGCAAAGATCGGTTTCAGCGACATCCGCAAGGTGGTCCGCTGGGGCGAGACGATGGTTCGCATGGTGGACGGTGAAGAAGAGTGCGCCGAAGACATGGTGCCGTACCACGGCTTGGCGCTTATCGACTCGACCGAGATTGACGATGACACGGCTGCTGCCATCGCTGAGGTCTCCCAGGGGCGAGACGGCCTGAAGGTCAAGATGCACGACAAGAAGGGCGCCCTGGTCGATATCGGTCGGCACCTGGGCATGTTCAGCGCTCCAGGTCACGCAGACCTTGATGTCGAGTTGAAGCGAATCGAGGTTGAAAACAAGCGACTGGCCAACGAGAAGCTGCGCCGAGAGCTTGAGCCACCAAAAGAGATTGAGGGCGAGTTTGCCCAGGCCGAGTACACCCTGAGCCCAGACGAAGATGGCCCGACTACCCCGTACCTATGAGGCGCCGGTCAAACTGACGCCAAAGCAGGCGAACATCTACGTCTGGGGCTTCCAGCGTAATGCGCGCTTCCGTGATGCGGTGTGCGGGCGTCGATTCGGCAAGACCTTCCTCGGCAAGGCTGAGATGCGCCGCGCGGCCCGATTGGCTGCAGAGTGGGGCGTAAGCGTCGAGGATGAGATCTGGTATGCGGCCCCGACGCAGAAGCAGGCCCGCCGGGTGTTCTGGCGCCGACTGAAGCAGGCCATCCCGCGAGAGTGGCGGGAGTGCAAGCCGAACGAATCTGACATGCTGATCACGCTAAAGAGCGGTCACCTGATCCGCTGCGTTGGCCTGGAGAACTACGACGACCTGCGTGGCTCAGGCCTGTTCTTCGTTCTGGTGGACGAATGGGCGGACTGCAAGTGGGCGGCTTGGGAAGAAGTCCTGCGACCTATGCTGTCCACCTGCGAGTACGTCGTGCCCGGTGTTGGCAAGTGCAAGGGCGGACACGCGCTGCGCATTGGCACGCCCAAGGGTTTCAATCACTGTTTCGACACGTACCGCGATGGGCAGCCAGATGGCGAGCCTGATCACAAGAGCTGGCTCTACACCTCGTTGCAGGGCGGCAACGTCCCGGCCGAGGAACTGGATGCCGCGCGCCGGAAGATGGACCCGCGCACGTTCCGGCAAGAGTACGAAGCCAGCTTCGAGAACTATGCCGGGGTCGTTTACTACACCTTCAGCCGCAGCGAGAGCCGCACCAGCGAGCGAATCAAGCCGGGCGAGGCCCTGCACATCGGCATGGACTTCAACGTCATGAAGATGGCCGCGGTGGTCTATGTCGTCCGCGATGGCCTGCCCTTGGCCCTGGATGAGTTCCACTCGGTGCGTGACACGCCGGAGATGATCGAGAAAATCAAGGCGCGCTTCCCTGGGCACGGTATAGCGGTCTACCCCGATGCCAGCGGCCAGAACACAAGCAGCAAGAACGCCAGCGAGTCTGACCTGTCCCTGCTACGCAAGGCTGGATTCACGGTGATCGTGGATACCCAGAACCCGAGCGTCAAAGACCGGGTTAACTCGGTCAATGCCATGCTGCTGAACACCTACGGTGATCGGCGCCTGAAGGTCAACATCGACCAGTGCCCACAGCTGGCGCTGTGCCTCGAGCGGCAGACCTACGACAAACATGGCGACCCGGACAAAGACCCGAAGAAGGGTCACGACCACATGAACGACGCCGCCGGCTACTTCATCGCCAAGCGATACCCGATCAACGTGGAAATGACCACAAGCCAATCCCTGAGAATGTGACCATGAGCGATAACCCGAGCATCACGCTGCCCGCTGTCGACGCGATGCGCGCCTACTGGGCCGTGATCTCGCCGCTTATGGGTGGGACGATGGCGATGCGCGCGGCTGGCAAAGCCCTGCTGCCGCAGTACCCAGCCGAAGACGACGAGGCCTACAAGGAGCGCCTGCGCCTCTCGACCCTGCTGCCGGCATACTCCGAGACGGTCGGCAACATGACCTCCCGCGTGTTCGCTGAGCCGCTACAGGTGGGCGACGATGTGCCCGAAGTCATCGTCGAGATGACCAAGGACATCGACCATGCCGGCAACGACCTAAACTCCTGGGCGGTGGGGTTCTTCACCGAGGGCCTGAGCCACGGCCTGTGCCATGCCTTCGTGGATCACCCTCCCGCAACTGAGCTCAAGACCCAGGCCGACGAGCAGGCCGCCGGCGTGCGTCCCTACGTGGTGATGGTGAGGCCCGAGCAAGTGCTGGGCTGGCGCTCCAAGGGCGGCGTCCTGACCATGATCCGCTACATCGAGTTGGTCGAGGAGGAGGATGGGGAGTTTGGCGCCAAGTGCGTCGAGCAGATCCGTGTCCTTGAGCCTGGCGTCTGGCGTACTTACCGGTCAGGTACCAAGGGCGGCACCTGGGAACTTTACGATGAGGGCACCAGCAGCCTGACCGCTATCCCTTGGGTGACCTTCTACACCGGCCGCACCGGCTTCATGACGGCCAAGCCGCCGCTGATCGAGCTGGCGCACCTGAACGTGAAGCACTGGCAGAGCCAGAGCGATCAAGACAACATCCTCCACGTTATCCGCGTCCCGATTCTGGTGCGCATCGGCATCCAGACCCAATACGACAATCAGGGGAGGGTGGTTCCGCCAGAGTTCAAGGTGGGCACCGGCCAGCTGACCGACCTGCCTAAGGACGGTGACCTCAAGTACGTCGAGCACACCGGCCAGGCTGTCGAGTCAGGCCGCACCGCGCTGCAGGACCTGATCAACGAGATGCGTATGGCTGGGGCCAAGCTGCTCACACCGGACAAGACGGCCACCAAGACCGCCACACAGGCGGAAGAGGAGGCGGCACAGGAACTGTCCCCGCTGGCGCGCATGGCGCATCACTTCGCCGACTGCCTGGCGCAGCTGCTCCAGTACATGGCCGATTATCGCGGCCTTGGCGATGGCGGCACGGTCGAGATGCGCGGCAACTTCGACGCGGACTACATGCCTGAGGTTTCGCTGCCGACGCTGGTGTCCATGGCCAATGCCGGCATGATCAGCAAGGAAACGCTGTTCACCGAGATGCAGCGCCGTGGCGTCATCAGCGATGAATACGACTGGGAAGAGGAGCTGGCGAAGATTGAGGCTCAGGGCCCGGCCCTCGGTACGCTGTGATGAAGACGGCCAATGAGAAGCTGCTGGATGAGCTGATAGGCCATGAGGTAGACCTATCAAGGCTGAGCAACAGCCAGGTCGTTGCGGTCATCAGGGTGCTGAACAGCGCGGACACGGAACTTCGGGCAGCGCTGCTTGCTGCCCTCGACACCCTGGACATAGGCGCTTCCGTTGCGGCGATCGATGCTGCTTTGGCACCTGTGCTGCGGATCAATCAATCGACGTTCTTCAGCGTTCAGCAGGCGCTTACAGGCGTGATCGACGGCGTTGCCAGCTATGAGATTGCTTTTCAGGCGGCCGCGCTTACAGTGGCCGTTCCTGAGCTTGTACAGGCTAGATTCCCCATAGCCGTTGCTGAATTCAGCCAGGTGCGAGCCATTGCGCTGGCAAGGCCATTCCAGGGGCGACTGCTAAGCGAGTGGATGGCGGGTATCGAGGCTGACCGGGCCGCGTCGATTCGCAGCGCTGTTCGGTCCGGTGTTCTCGAAGGCCGCACGACGCCCGAGATCGTCCGGCAGATCATGGGCACCAAGGCTGAAAAGTACACCGATGGCATCCTACAGAAGCCTCGCCGCGAGGTAGAGGCAGTTGTCCGGTCCGCGGTATCCAGCACGGCAGAGGCGGCAAGCGACAAGGCGTTCGAGGCCAACAGCGACATCATCAGCCATGTCGAGTGGCTGAGCACGCTGGACAATCGGACCTCGACGACTTGCCGAATCCGTGACCGCCTGCCTTACACGCTGGGTACATACCAGCCCATTGGACACAAGGTGCCATGGCTCGCCGGGCCTGGCCGAATCCACTTTTGCTGTCGCTCGACCAAGCTGCCGATCCTCAAGAGCGCCTTGGCGCTGGGGATCAGCGATGCGGCGACCCGGGCGAGCATGGACGGCCAGGTACCGCAGCAGACCACGTACGCGCAATGGCTTGCACGCCAGCCTGCCTCCCGCCAGGACGAGATTCTCGGCCCAGAGCGGGGGAAGCTCCTGCGCCAGGACAAGCTGAAGCTGCAGGACTTCTACAACGACAAGGGCAAGTTCCTGACACTCGATGAGCTGCGGGAGCGGCTTCTGTAGTCCGCACCACATAACACCAGAGCGCCATTTCGTGGCGCGCAATTCCAGAGCCTCGCCCAGTGCGGGGCTTTTTCATGCCTGCGGTTCGGATGGACGGGGCGACCTGGGGCCGGATGGCTCACCAACAGGCCGGATGGCCCAGAGAGACGAGATGAAACTCAAGACTGTTGAAGTGGATGGTAAGCAGTACGCAGTGATCGAAGACGGGAAACCAGTCTATGTGGAAGACGACGGCAAAGAAGTCGCCTTCGACGCGGTGGGCACCCGTAACACCATCACCCGACTGAACGCCGAGGCCAAGTCGCATCGCGAGCGTGCCGATGGATTCGAGAAGGTTGCCAAGGCCTTCGAGGGCATCGAGGATGCTGCCGCTGCGCGCAAGGCCCTGGAAACTGTCGCCAATCTCGATGCCAAGAAGCTGGTGGATGCCGGCGAGATCGAGAAGGTGAAGGGCGAGATCAGCAAGGCCTTCCAGACCCAGTTGGACGAAGCCAATACCAAGGCGCAGACCTTCGAGCAGCAGCTGTATGCCGAGAAGATCGGCGGCAGCTTCGCGCGCTCCCAGTTCATCGCCGAGAAGATGGCTGTGCCGGCGGACATGGTCCAAGCCACCTTCGGCAGCAACTTCAAGATCGAGGAAGGCAAGGTCGTCGCTTATGACGCTCAGGGCCAGAAGGTCTTCAGTCGCTCCCGCCCGGGTGAACTGGCCGACTTCAACGAAGCGCTCGAAACCCTCGTCTCGCAGTACCCCCACCGCGACCACATCCTGAAGAGCTCCGGCGCCAATGGCGGCGGCGCGCCGAACGGTGGTGGTCAGCACAAAACCACGAAGGGCAACTTCGGTGGCACCAAGGCTGAACGCCTGGAAGCCATCAAGGGCCTGACCGCAAGCGAATAAGGAGGCCCAATGGCCCTTTCGAACATGAAGGTATTCAACGAATACCTCAAGCGCACCACCATCGAGACCCTGGCTCAGGATGTCGAGAAATTCAACGCATCCTCGGCAGGTGCCATCCGCCTGACCACTCAGGGCATCGACGGCGACTTCCTGCAGGAATCGTTCTGGGCCGGCCTGCACGGCGCCCAGCGTCGTGTCGACCGCTACGCAGCCAACGGCGCCCAGGCGTCCACCCCGCTGGCCCAGAAGCAGTACGACTCGGTGAAGATTGCCGGTGGCTTCGGCCCGATCCTGTGGGAGCCTTCCCAACTCTCCTGGATCCAGAAAAACCCGGAAGAAGCGCTGGAAGTGATCAGCCGCAACCTGTCCGAAGCCATCATGGCGGACCAGCTGAACACCGCCATCTCGGCCCTGGCCGGTGCCATCGGCAATCAGCCGACCGCCACCAACGACGTTTCGGCGACCGCTGGCGTGACCTACGTCGCGATCAACAACGCCCACGCCCTGTTTGGCGACGCCTCCCAGCGCCTGGTGGCCCAGGTCATGACCGGTGCCATGTACCACAAGTTGGTCGGCCAGAACCTCGCCAACGCCGAGCGCCTGTTCCAGTTCTCCGGTGTGCAGTTGGTCGACATCCTCGGCAAGGCCGTGATCATCACCGACGCCCCGGCGCTGTACGAGGCGGGCACCCCGAACAAGCAGAAGGTGCTCAGCCTGGCTGACGGCGCTGCGGTGGTGATGGATGGTTCCGACCTGATCACCAACATCGAGACCTCCAACGGCAAGGAGCGTATCGAGACCACCATGCAGGCCGACTACACCTTCGGCCTGGGCCTCAAGGGCTTCACCTGGGATACCGCCAACGGCGGCAAGTCGCCGACCAACGCCGAGCTGTCCACCGGCACCAACTGGGACCTGGTGGCGAACAGCATCAAGGCCTCGGCCGGCGTGCTGACCATTGGTGACGCCACCAAATAACCGGTACCGCGCCCTCCGGGGCGCCTTCCCAGGAGATCGCCATGAGCGAGAAAGTGATTTACGAGAAACACCCGGTCAGCCCTGAGCGAAAAGCCGAACTGCGGCAGAAGGGGTACAAAATCATTGATGCGCGCTTCGCGCCCGATGGCTACGAACACCCGGAGCCGCTGAAGGAAGCCAAAGGCGCGAAGGCTGGCAAGTCCGCCGCCGAGAAGAAGGCAGCCGAAGAAGCCGAGCTGAAAGCAAAGCTGCAGGCCGCCCTTAGCGAGAAGGGCGTGCAATTCAGCCCTGACGCCAGCCTGGAAGACCTCAAGAAGCTGCTGGACGAGGCCGCGTAATGACCATCTACATCACCGTCGAGCAGGTAGATGCCCTGCTTGGGCCGACCTGGGCGCCCGACGTCCAGAAGGGCAGGGCGGTGCTGATGGCCAACACCTGGCTCACCAATCTCGGCCTGCCTGAGTTTGATCCGGTGCCGGATGACGTGATTCAGGCCGGCGCCGAGATTGCCCGAGAGGCTGCGGCAGGGAACATCTACGGCAGCAAGGAGACCGGCGTGCTGAGCAAGTCGGTCAACGCTGACGGGGTTTCCAGCAGCAAAACCTACTCCGAATCCTCCCGTGCGATCAGCGCCGGCGAGTCCTTCGCTCTGGCCTTGTTGGCGCATTACATGAGCGGCAGCGGCCAGACCAAGATCGTGAGGGGCTGATATGGGACTTCGCGATGAACTGCAGGCCGACCTAGCCGAGGCCTTCAATACGGACCTGGCCGACGCCGTGCTTGCCTTCACGGGCGAGTACATGGGGCCGGGCGTATGGGATCCGGTCAACGAAACCACCACCTCTCAGCCGGTGACCTACAGCGGGCGTGGCGTGCTGTCACGCTACGAAGACAGCCGGATCGACAACGTGAACATCCTGGTGGGCGACCTGCGCCTCACCGCGCTGGCCAACGAGGTCACGGATACCCCCGATGTCGGGCATACGATCACCGCGCCTGACCTGATGGACCGGTACAAGCAGGTGGTCTACCTGGTCAAGTCGGTACGCTCCGACCCGGCATCGGCCACCTACCGACTGCAGCTGAGGAAGTAGCCATGGCCAAGAGCAGGGGATGGAGCACACCGCCGAGCCTGTTCACCGGCCTGGTCGAAGAGGCCCTGACGCAGCGCGTGCGCGTCATTGCCCTGGCCATGCTCAACGAGATCGTCCTGCGGTCGCCCGTCGATACCGGAAGGTTCCGGGGAAACAACATCGTTAGCGTGGGCGCGCCCGTGTACACCAGCAGCGCGAATGTTGACCCGACCGGTTCAGAGACCATTCAGCAGGGACTCAGGGTCACGACCGGCCTGGAGCCGTATACGCAGGTTTTCATCCAGAACAACCTTCCATACGCGGTGCCGCTTGAGGATGGCCACTCCCAGCAAGCGCCCGCCGGCATCTACGCGGTGTCGTTCAACGGAGTTGCCGAGGCCTACAGGACATGACCTTCGAACAGATCCGGGCCATCGTCACTGGCCGCATGACGCAGTGGGCGGGCATTCCTGCTGACGCTGTCGATTATCCGAACAATCCGAAAGGGCCGTTCAACCCGGCCGGCAAGCCAATCTGGGCCAGGCTCGCGGATGTGCCAGGGCTGTCCAGCGCGCCAGAGACCGGGATCGGCCCCTGCGTTCGCCGCACCGGCATCATCATGATTCAGCTGTTCGTGCCCAGCTACAAGGGCACCCTGGCCATCACCAAAGCCGCCGACACCCTGGTGCAGCACTTCGAGTTCTACAGCGACCCGACCGGGCCATTCGACTGCTACGCGGCATCTGCTGCGACAATTGGCGATGACGGCCATGGCTGGTACCAGGTCAACGTGTCGATCCCATACCGGGCCTACTGAGCCCTCAACATCCACCGCCACATGGCGGTTTTTTTACGCCTACTCATAGGAGAAACACCCCATGTCGAGCGGTGCAAAAGTACAGCTTGCCTCCATCAAAGAGGTGACGCCAGGCGTAACGCCGGCTGGTGATTGGAAGGTGCTAACCCGCATCAGCAACGGCCTGATGCCTACCTTCAACTCGGAAGAGAACAACGAAATCGGGTTCACCCGCATGTCGCAGGGCACCGCCCAGACCACCGTGGACGTGGGCGGCGATATCGAAACCAAATGGCGCTTTGGCGCACTGGACGATTTCATGGCCTCCTGCTTCGGCAAGGACTGGGCCGGCAACGTCCTGACCATGGGCGACGACCGCATCACCTTCTCGATCGCATCATACGCAACCGATATCGGTGTATCGGCCATTGCCCGCGGCGTGCAAGTCGCCAACATGAACTTCGATTTCCCCGGCGACAACGAGGTCACGGTCACCATGACCATGGCAGCGCGCTCCTGGGATGACAAGGGCGACAACACGTCGTTCATCGTCAACGCCCAGCCAGAGGCCAGCCAGCGGCGGTTCAGCTTCAAAGACATCAGCGGCCTGCGTATCAACGGCGTACAGGTTGGCGAGGACAACGCCTGCGTCGACAGCTTCAACCTGCAGTTCGACAACAACGTGCAGACCCAGCGTTGCATCGGCAACGGCAACCCGTACCCGGGCAACATCATTGCCACCACCTTCACCCCGTCCGGCGCGATCACCATCAGCTGGTCGAAGATGGCCTACGAGCTGTGGAAGGCCCAGAAGGGCAACGACGCGATCAGCTTGGAATTCACCATCGGCAATGCTGACGGTGGCTACAAGTTCCTGATCCCCGAGATGGAAGTTACCGCTGACTGGCCTGATGGCGGATCGACCGACATCATCCAGGTGGAACTGAACTACACCGCGCGCCGTGTTGCTCCGACCATCACCCGTCTGCCGGCGCCGATCGTTGTGGCTGCTGTGGATGTCACTCCGGCCACCCTGAGCCTGGAAGTAGGTGATACCGGCGACCTCGAAGTCGTGGTCACCCCGGCCGGTGCCAGCCAGCAAGTCACCTGGACCAGTTCCGCCCCGACCATCGCCAGCGTGAGCGAGACCGGCCTGGTCACCGCTCTGGCAGTCGGCACCGCAACCATCACGGCCACCAGCGTCGCAGACGGCACCAAGACCGACACCTGCGCTGTCACCGTCACCGCTTAACCCTTTGCCCGGCGCGCCCTGCGGTGTGCGTCGGGCCTTTTACCGCAGAGGAATACCATGGGCATCACCATTGCAAGAAAGCCTGAACTGGATATCAACGGCGAGCGCTGGGTGCACTTCAAGGTCGGCCCGGGCGGCCTGGCCGTGAAATGCGAGAAGGGGCCGGACACAGCGGCGATTCTGGTCGCATCCATCGCCAACCCGATCTACAAGTCACACCAGGCCGTGATCCGCCGGCACCTTGCCGCGCTGAATCAGCAGGCAGGCGTTGGCACTGCAGGCTTCACCATCGACTCCATCCCCGATGTTGAGCTCGAAACCGACGACGATCTGTTCATCGACCTGGCCACCAAGCACCTGATCAAGGATTGGCAGGGTATCGACCTCGAAGAGCGCCCGGGCGAGCCGGCCAAGTACACCCCGCAGCTGTGCAAGGCGCTGATCGAGCAGATGCCCAGCATCTACTTCCTGGCCCTGCGCACCGGCCTGGACATTGCCAAGCGCATCGAGGAGCAGGCCCAGGCCACTGCGGAAAAGCAGTAGCGGCATATCGCTGGGGTAGGGACTGGGCCGGGCCTGACAACGAAAAGAAGCGTTGGAAGCATGAGCGCCTCGGGCTGGCGGTGCAGGAACCGCCGGAGATCGACGACGTGGTCGCCGAGATACTTGAGGCCTACGGTCACATTGGCCGGTCCAGGCAGTACGTCGGCATGATGGGGGCGCCGGCTCCAATTGCGCCGGCCGCCATCGCCGAATACCTCGACCGCTACCCCTCAGTGATATGTCGCGAAGAGTTCGATGCCGCCATCTTCGCCTTGGACGACGAGTTCCGCCGGCGGTGGGATGAGCAGAATCAAAAAGAGGGCGAAAAAGCCAGGCCCAAGAAGTAGCCGCTGTATCAGACCATCCGTTGGTCCGTGCACCCGCGAAGTGCTAGCATCCAGCCATACGTTCATACAGGGATGAGTTTATGTTTGCAGTGAGATTCGTGGTTTTGGCATTTCTGGCTGCTTACAGCTTGGGCATGGGGACCATACCAGCTAATGAGCTGAATGCTTTTGGCAAGCTGGTCGTGTTTTCTGGGCTGATCAGCGTGCCGCTGCTTTACATGCTTCCTACGATCGAAGCTAAGTTGCGCGGGCATACCAATATCGCCTCAATCGCGCTCGTTAACCTGTTCCTCGGCTGGTCGCTGATTGGCTGGGTAGTCGCACTGGTATGGGCCTTCAAAAAGCCAGAAACGGCACCTGCAGTGGCCGCTCAGGACAAAGAGGCGCCGGTAGTGGAACAGGCTGCCGCAGCCACAAAAACCTGCCCATTCTGCGCTGAAGATATCAAGGTGGAAGCCATCAAGTGCAAGCACTGTGGCAGCTCGCTAGTGGTGAGCTAACACCAAACACATACAAGACCCGCTTCGGCGGGTTTTTTTATGCCCGGAGAAAGGTATGACCCAGGAATCCCGCCTGGCGGTAACGATCGACTCGCGGGGCGCCAAGCGCAATGCGGACGACCTTGCAGAATCCCTCAAGGATGTGGAGCGTGCTGGCGAGGGTGCCACGAAGAGCACAGAGGGCCTGTCGGCTGGTCTTGATGAGCAGCGCAGAGAACTGTCCCAGCTCCTTGGGCAGATCAATCCAACTGTTGGCGCTCTCGGCCGACTGGACGACATGCAGGAGAAGCTGGCTAAGTTCAAAGGATCTAAGTTCCTCGATGCCGATACGTTCGACGAGTACAACCAGCGTATTAATACAATGCGCGACGCGCTTGGCCAGACCTCTGAAGGGCTGAACAGGGCTGGGATGTCTGCGAAGGCTTACAGTGCTTCGCTTCGCAACGTGCCTGCCCAGTTCACCGATATCGTCGTGAGTTTGGAGGCAGGTCAGGCTCCTCTTCAGGTTCTCCTGCAGCAGGGTGGTCAATTAAAAGACATGTTCGGCGGGGTTGGGCCTGCCGCCAAGGCTCTTGGTGGCTACGTCCTTGGCCTGGTGAATCCTTTCACAGTGGCGGCCGCAGCAGCTGGCACGCTGGCACTGGCCTACTACAAGGGCTCCGAAGAGTCTGATCGGTTGACCGATGCGATCATCCGAAACGGCAACGCGGCCGGGACCAGCTATAGCGAATTGTCCGGACTAGCAGATCAAGTTGCTGCTACAGGCACGACTGTTGGCGCAGCGTCCAAGGTTCTCGAGCAGCTTGCCGGGGCCGGCAACGCTCTCACCCCCATGTATGCGCAGATCACAAAAGCGTCACTGGCCTGGTCCAAGCAGACAGGGGAAGACGTTACCAAGGTGGTTCAGTCCTTCAACGAGATCGCTAAAGGTCCAGTTGAGGCAGTGAAGAAGCTCGACGCAGAGCTCAACTTCCTCACTGCCAGCCAGTACGCGAACATCATCTCTCTGGAAAAGCAGGGGAAAACCATCGATGCCGCAAGGGCGGCGACCGATCTGTATGCAACAGCATTGAGCTCCAGATCGGCAGAGATGGAAAGCAATCTCGGCTCCCTGGAGTCCGCCTGGCAATCCCTTGGCAGCTTCGCCAAGAAAGCCTGGGATGCGATGCTTGATGTTGGGAGAAAGACCACTCCTGAACAGGAACTGGCCGATGTCTATAACCAGATCGCCGAGGCGCGCAAGTCCATAAGCAAGTACGGGTCTGCCGCGAGCAGCCTTATGGGCGTAAACCCCGACAGCCTCAAGGCGCTGGAAAAGCGAGCCACTGAACTGCAGGGCCGTATTGCCGACGAAGCCTGGAAGGCGTGGGAAGGCAATACCAACAGATTTGTTCAAGACGCCGGCAAGAAAGGCGTGGATCTGATCAACTCGACTTTCACTGCCGCGCAAACCCAGACCCAGAAGCTGCAGAAGCAGCTGGAGGACCTCGACAAGGCTCGCGCTGATGCGATGGCGGCCGGCGGCTTCAATTCCGAACAAGAGACAAAGTACGCCACTGCCCGCAAGAACATCGAGCAGGAAATCGCGGACATCAAAGCCCGCGAGGCGAAGAAGAACGCGCCGAAGAACGTCAACCGCGGCGTGGCCGAGGCGGAGAACACCTTCGCCCGCCTTTATGGCCAGTACGACCCAGCTGCCCAGGCCGCTCGAGCACTCACCAAGGAGCAGGGCCAACTCGACCTGGCGCTGACCAAGGGCAAAATCACCCAGGAGGAATACAGTAAGGCGCTGGCCCAGGCTTCGATCAACTATGCGGCAGCGCTCAAGGGCGCCCAGGGCCTCACGGCCGTGGAGCAGTACCGCGCCCAGCTGCAGCGCCAGTTGGTCAACGAACAGGCTCAGTACCAGCTTGATGCCGCCAGTGTCGGCATGGGAGACCTGCAGACCTCGCGCATGCAGCAGCGGCTGAACTTGGAGATGCAGACCAACGACCGCCTGCTCCAACTGCAGACCGAACTGGCCAACGCCACGGACGAAAAGCAGCGCCAGGCCCTGCAGGGGCAGATAGACGCCATCAACGAGTTCCTGCCTCAGCAGCTTGCAGCGATGCAGGCCGGGTGGGCGCAGATGGACCAGGCCATGCTGAACCCGATCAACGGGTGGACAGCTGCGGTGCAAAACTTCGGCAACCAGGCGCGGGATATCGCCGGGCAGACGGAGTACATCTTCTCCAGCGCGTTCAACAACATCTCCACCGACATCACCGACGCGATCATGTCCGGGCAGTTGTCGTTCAGCAACCTGGGTGACATCGCCGGTAACGTGGTGCGCGACATCCTCGCGGGCTTCGTGAAGATGGGCGTGCAGATGGCGCTGAATGCGGCGCTGAATGCCACGCTGGGCACGGCTGCGGCGAGCCAGAGCATGATCCTGGCGGGCACCACGGCCACGGCCTGGGCGCCGGCGGCGGCGATGGCATCCCTTGCAACGCTGGGCGCCAACTCCGTGCCCGCGGCTGCAGCATTGACCTCGACCACTGCTCTGGCATCCAGCCTGGCGGTGATCCCGGGCTTCGCCACCGGTGGCTACGTGTCCGGCGCCGGTACCGGCACCTCCGACAGCATCATGGCCAGGCTCAGCGACGGCGAGTTCGTGGTGAATGCCGCGGCGACCAAGCGCAACCGGGCGCTGCTGGAGGCGATCAACTCGAATGAGCGGATATCGGTGGCTGGTGGTAGCGGCTCGGTTGTTTCGACGCAGTCTTCGGCGCAGAGCGGCGGAGGGCAGACCAACCAGGTAATCCATCAAGTAACCATTGAAAACTACAGTCAGAGTCAGGTGGAGACCAGGACCGATCCGGACGGGCGCCTGAGGGTGCTCGTGCAGGCCGTCAAGGAGCAGATCGCTGACGAGTTTGCCGCTGGGTACGGCCCCGTCGTTGATGCGGGCGAGGCAGCATATGGATGGAAGAGGAATCCATACTGATTATTTCTGAGTGGCATATGGCCATTTCAGATGGTTAGACTGGAAAATCCTTCATTGAGGTTTTCACATGGAACAGGAATCTTCAAAGCTTGCCCCTCTAGAGCCAATTTCGGACAACATTGACCGGGATTGGCTGCTGCAGCACCTGGTGACTCATGCCAACCGCACGCAGGATTTCACTATCCCTATAACCCTTTGGGTTGGTGGAGGCCTGATTTCCGGCATGCTTGTTTCCGGTAGTAAGTTCTTTGACGCCTACACAGAGGAAATTGTGAAAGGCGTCAAAGAAGAAGGCAAAGACGCCACGCGGAAATTCTTCCGTGAGATGGGAGGCTCTTACTACGAGCCCTCCGATAGCCCAGCGCATAACACGGCATTCATTCATCTGCTTGATGCGAAGTTCTGGAGCCCGTCCGGACAGATCCCATCGTCAAAGCATAATGGTCCTGCATGGCGCGGGCGAATCAGCCAAATCACCGGATACAGCCTTGGACAGTTGATGGCCAAGGAGTAAGCAGAAGCCCCGTTAAAGCGGGGCTTTTTTATTTCACCATGACTCCAGCACCGAACTTCGCTGGGCTACGCCGTTGCTCGATACAGCAGGTTTATCAATAACTTAGGCAGATTCATCATATGCCGGTGCTTTCTGAAACCTGACCCGGCTTCCACCCGCTTGGCTCCCAACAGGCTCCTGGAAATCGGGTCTTCCGAGGAGTCATCATGGCGAAAATCAAACTCACCAAGTCCGCAGTCGATGCGGCACAAGCCCAAGCTCAGCCCATCGAACTGCGCGATACCCTGGTTCCTGGCTTCTTGTGCAAGATCACCCCGGCAGGCCGCAAGGTGTTCATGCTCCAGTACCGGACAAACGCCGGAGAGCGGCGCAAACCTGCCTTGGGACTGTATGGAGAGCTGACCGTCGAACAAGCCCGGTCGCTAGCCCAGGAGTGGCTGGCGCAAGTGCGCCGGGGTGGAGATCCTGCCGCAGAGAAGGCTGCAGCGCGTCAGGCACCCACCGTCAAGGAACTGTGTATCAAGTTCATGGAGGACTACTCCAGCCAGCGCAACAAGCCGAGCACGCAGGAAGGCTACCAGAGCGTCATTGATCGCAACATCATTCCGATGCTTGGCCGCTTGAAGGTGCAGGATCTGAAGCGGCCCGATGTCGCTTCAATGATGAAGAAGATGGCGCACAAGCCCGCCGATGCGAACCGCACGTTCAGCGTGATGCGCAAGATGTTCAACTTGGCCGAGGTATGGGGCTATCGCCCTGACGGCACCAACCCATGCCGTCATGTACCGATGTACCCCAACGGCAAGGCGACTCACCTGATCAGCGACGAGGAAATGGGCAAGTTGTTTCGCTACCTTGGCCAGTTGGAGGTGGAAGGCCTGGAGCATGCTGTGATCCCGTTGGCCATCCGCCTGCAATTCGAGTTTGCCGCTCGCCTTTCTGAGATCGTCTCACTCCAATGGGATTGGATTGATCTGGAAAACCGGCGGGTGGTGTGGCCTGACAGCAAGACAGGCGGTATGTCCAAGCCCATGAGCGAAGAAGCCTATCGGCTTCTTTCGACGGCGGCTCGCAATGCTACGACGCCCCATGTATTACCGTCTCCGCGTCACCCTGATCGGCATCTGACCGACGGCGAGTATTACAACGGTTGGAGCCGCACTCTCAAAGCTGCAGGCGTGACGCATGTGGGCACGCACGGCATCCGTCACCGTTCAGCGACGGACATTGCCAATTCCGGCATCCCGGTGAAGGTCGGCATGGCGCTGACGGCGCACAAGACCGTGGCGATGTTCATGCGCTACGTCCACACAGAGGACAAACCGGTGCGCGAAGCGGCTGATTTGGTGGCAAATCGGCGCAAGACGATCACAGGCGTATCCCGCGCTGCGGAGGCGACGGCGTGACCGGCGACCATGCTCCCGCCTTGCCAGCCCCGATTGTCGTGTTGCTATCACGACAATCGGGTGTGCCGCCCCTTCCGGGGCGGCCTCACCGCGCCAACTTGAAAAGTGTACCCGTTACGGGTATAGTTTGGAGGTCGATATGACGCCCATCCTCAAGCGCAAGGACTTTGCTCGGTGGCAGTCGGGCGAGAAGCTGCCCGATGCTGCCTTGTGCAAGGCAGTTCAGGAGATGGAAAGCGGTCTGATCGACGCGGACTTGGGAGGCTTCCTCTACAAGAAGCGGGTGGCCCGCCCTGGCGCAGGCAAGAGCGGCAGCTATCGCACGTTGCTGTCGGCCAAGATTGGCAGCCGCTATGTGTTCCTGCATGGGTTCCCTAAGAGCGACAAGGCGAACATCACGCAGGACGAGAAGAAGGCGCTGCAATTCGCCGGCAAGGTGTTCTTGGAACTGCCTGCCGAAGCCTTGTCGAAGGCGTTGCAGTCGGGTGTTTTACTGGAGGTGCATTGTGAGCAAGATCATTGA